CAATTTACAAAATTGTCAACTTGTTTAAGGAAACCGTCTTTATAAAAGACGAACCTTCTCTGATCTTTCGATCTACCTTATTAAGGAGAAATTCTTAATAGGGACTACGAAACGCCTAATTCTAGGTCTATTGTGGTAGTCTGGTTTAAATTTATAATGGTATTTGCCTATTTCATTGAGAAATAGAATACCGAGTTGGCGGCTGTGTCTGGCGTCCCTGAAAAGGAACAGCGCAGCCTTGCCTAGATTAATGTCAAAACCTGGTATACCAGGCTGAGCATTAGTTACGAGGGTGACAATAAAGACCTTTCAAACAATTTGATTGACTTTATGCTATATCATTAAATCTGAGGGGATAAAACCCTATGCTAAGCTTAAGAACTTAGTTGATTATAGTAACATAGAATATATCATCTAATGTTTGTTAGATAATCTTTATTGGTAAACCAAGCGCTAATGCTAGGTGCATCAGATAAATAAAATTGAACAATGAATAAAATTACACGAAAGTATAATTCCATTACTGTTACAAGATTCTTTACTGCTGCTAAGACTTTTAATCTAGATAAGGTGATACGTCTAGATGGAGAGAAATCTCTATCTAGTGTTTTTAGTTCTTATGGGTGGAAGTTGTTACTTCTATCCTTAAAAACTATCAACAAAGCTTCTGCTCGTATTCGTCTTTATCATAAATTGGCTATGTACTTAACTACTATGACTAAGCGTCATGGTGCTGAGTACACTGTACAATACCTTAAAGCTTCAAGTCTTGCGATCTCAAAAGCGATTGCAGGAGAGCCTTTCTCTTCTTTGAGAGAGACATGTCCTGAATTACCCTTACCTAGGCTGACTAGCACTGGTTTACCAGTGATTATTCAGACTAGAGACAGACAGTCCATACTTTCTAATAATGTTAAAGTTATCAGAATGTATACGACTTTCTTTTCTCTGTATCGTGTTATCCTTATACCAGGTAAATTAAAATTATCTACTATAACGGATGCATATACAGGTGATCCTGAGTTCCTTAAAGAATTCGGTGGTTGACTGAGTTATAACACTCCTTCAATTATTGGAAAATTTAAGGTTCCCGGATGAGGGTATGTAGGGGCAGAAAGATTCTTATTTAAAGAGTCTTCTTCTGCTAGTAAACCAATCTCATGGACATCGATGATAATCGATGCTCATTTGATTGATGAAGATCCACTTATTGGTCCTGCTTTTCGTAAATACCTTGAACTCTCTTCTTCTGATGGTCTTAAAAGACTATTCGAAGGGATTGTATCTAAGGTTCCTATATCTAGATTTCAATCTGATACGGATTTCCTTGGAAGGTTATCTACTAAAGTAGAACCAGCTGGTAAAATACGAGTGTTCGCCATCGTTGATGGTTGAACACAAAGTATTTTAGAGCCTTTACATCAGCGCATTTTCTCTTTATTGAGAAAATTGCCTAATGATGGGACTTTTGACCAATCCTTAGCTTTTGATAGAGCATGCCAAAAAGCAATTAAATATAATTGCTGTTATGGTTATGACCTCTCAGCAGCTACGGATCGTCTACCAATTTCTTTACAGATAGAGATTTTAGGATCTCTTATAGGTAAAGATTTGGCGGATGCCTGAGCTAAGCTATTGGTGGGTCGCGAGTACTGACTTAAAGTCGGTCCTTCGGACTATCAACCGCTTAAATACTCAGTTGGTCAACCAATGGGTGCATTATCATCGTGAGCAATGTTAGCATTGACTCACCATATGATTATGCAATATTGTTCGTGAAAATTAACTTTATCAAAATCATGAGAAACTCGTTATGAGGTTCTCGGAGATGATATTGTTATATTCGATGCTAAATTAGCGTCTGAATATTTACGAATAATGGAGCTCATTGGTGTTCCTATTAATGTAAAGAAAAGTGTAGTTGCCAAAGATAGACCTGTTGTAGAATTTGCAAAACGTCTTGCCATTGCTGGCCAAGAAGTTTCTGCATTATCTTGAAAACAGTTCATATCCTTGGATAGTTTTAAAGGAAGAATTTCGCTCGCCATCAGTCTTTTCTTAAAAGATAAATCTTTTACAGTCAAGCCTATGGCAGTCTTCAACACTGTGATGAAATCACGTGCTTGAGATAAGCGAATCCACATGGACGTATTTGCAATCTACGGGGCACTTAATTCATATTTAATGGATCGAGGTAACCTTAGAGTGCTTTTACGCTATGTGCTAACTTCTAGACCACATGTTTTATACTCTCAAATGCAGTTTGATAAACTAAATATTAGTTGATTAACTGAAATGTTAGTTAAACATGTGAAGGGGTTAGTTCCGGATAAACCAACTAAGCAAGAGCAATTCAAATTTGATTTAGCTCTCCCACCTATTAAACAATTGCTTGTTGATAAGTGTGAAAAACTAACATCAGATATGACTATTGCTTGAGTTAAGAGACAAGGAAACGCGGTAGCAAGGACTATTATTAGTACTTACTCTCGTGAAATGACTTGTTTCTCTGAAACTCAAATGAATTCTTTAATACGACTGATTGGTGGCCACTTTGTGTCCACCTGTCCGTTCGTAGAAGAAGGAGCTCATTTTGCTAAAGCGGATAAGAGATTGAGTTTGGAGGCTATATATGAAATATATACGCATCTTACAAACTTGAAATCTTATTACTTACTTAATGAGAGATTTAAGGCGGGTAAAGTCGTAAAACAAGAGGTGAAGATCAATACTACTGAGGTACTCAAATGAGTAGCTGAGCAGCAAAGATCATCACATAATGATTTTATGTACTTTGACATTTAATCATCTTGGACGAGTAGGAACTATAGTTCACTACTAGAATAAGAGTGCTTAACGCTTAAAGTCTAACTTTAACGTAATAAGAG